TAGCTATCCATAATAGAGTAGCTAGAGTAGTTTTGCTGGCTGAAAGTTTTTTAATAAAATCATGCATTTAGTCATTCCTTTATTATATGTATTATAGCATCTTTTGGTTAAAATGTCAACCATTTAACAGCACACCAAAGGTCAAATATTGCTCATAATGGGCTATTTCTTGGTTAATTTGTTCTAGTAATTCCTTGTGCTTACGGGTTTGGCGACCCATTCTACGGCAGTTAATTTCTTCTTCTGATAATTTTTTAACCATAGTACCTATAGCATCGCTCATTTTCAGCATGTCGTTGGTATGCTTTTTCATCTTATGTGCAGGTGCTTCTAGTTCAATTTGAACTTGAGCCCAATCTAAACTTTGAGTAATTTCAGCCATAAAAGCAGTATAACACATTTTGGTGCAGTTGTCAATGTCGATAAATACTAGATAATAGGATTAAGTAATGCCAAGATTATCACTTTATAAGCCAACCAAAGGCAACGACGACCACTTTATTAATCGCACAATGAGTGAAATGTTCACCGTGGGTGGCGTTGATGTATATGTCCACAAATACTTAGGTCCGCTAGCTCAGCCCGCTACCAATGCTACTAATCCGGGTACTACAGGTATCACTGGAATCCAAGATCTACTATTCTTAGAAAATCGTGATCGCAAGTACGACACATCGGTCTATAATATCCGCACTATCTATCGTATCAATGACAATGACTTTGATCTAACACAGTTTGGTCTATTCCTAACCGGTGACACTATGTTTGCTGTGTTCCATTATGATGATATGATCGATGTTATTGGACGAAAACTCATGGTAGGTGATGTGTTAGAACTGCCTAATCTTATTGACTATTACCCATTAGATGAAGGTGTTGGTGCCGCACTTAAACGTTTCTATGTTATACAAGACGCTACTCGTGCCGCAGAAGGATTTGCTGCTACCTATTGGCCACACCTATGGCGTTGTAAACTACAACCATTAGTAGACAGCCAAGAATACAAAGACATTCTCGATAACCTACCAGCCACTGACAGTGGTGATAGTACTAATACTCTAGGCGAGGTTATCAGCACCTATAACAAATACATCGCAATCAACGATGCTATCGTTACACGTGCAGAACAAGATGTTCCTAAGAGTGGGTATGATACTACTACTATCTACACAGAAACTGTAGATCAATATGGTTATCCGGTTGATCCTGGTGCGTTAGATGCTAGCGATCTGAGTCCGGATGCTAGTTCAAATATTGCCGATGCCAGCGCACAAACATTAACCAGTGCTGTTAAAGTAGAAGGATATTTAACTGGAGATGCCCTACCACCAAATGGTGCCACAGTTGCCGCTGGTATTGCGTTCCCAAATGCTCCAGGTCAAGGCGATTACCATCTACGTTTAGACTATATTCCTAATCGACTATTCCGTTACGATGGACGTCGTTGGGTTAAAGTAGAGGATTCAGTGAGAACCAATCTAACACCAGGTACAGAAAATCAAACACAATTAAGTGGCTTTATCAATGATACTAATCAGTTTATGAGTAACAGTGTAGCCTGGGATGGTATACGTATTTCAACTCCATACACACCTCCAGCCAACGCGGCTACACTATCATTTACTCTAAGTACCAAGACAGTGGTTATTAAAGTTCCTTACAACAGCACCTATGGTGTTAGAACTCGACTAAATGGATTACCGATCGAAAATACTATATCGAATAGCAGTGGTAATATCGCAGTCACTATCACTGGACCAATATACCCAAGAAAACTAAGAATAACATCAGCAACTTCTACTGGTGGCAATGCTACTGTAAGATTTGCAAGTCAACCGGTTACACCATTTGTAGTTGGACAAAATATTATCGTCAGTGGAGTAGCAGGATCTACAGCATTCAATGGTAGTTGGACGGTGATTGGTGCTAATGCTTCAAGTGCAATTTACACACTAGCAGGCAACCTAACTGGCACCGTATCAAGTGCTACAGTAGCAGATGGTAGTCCATTACCAATTGGTGGATTATTAGAATACACAGTTTACGAGCACGTGATCAACGAACGTCAGAGCTTATCACAAGCCTTGCGTCCTTCAGCGGATAATATATAATGGCAGCTAATCAACAATTTTTTTATGACGCCCAGATAGAGCGTTTCTTAGCACAGTTCATTCGCATGGTATCGGGCTTCCAAGTAGAATTTGGAGCAGACCGAGCTGGGGATATTACCTATCAGCGTGTACCTGTTTATTATGGTGACGGTAGTCGCCAGGTAGCACAAATACTCACAAATGTCAGTGAAAATACTGCTCCAACTGTGCCAGCTATGGCAGTTTATATCAATAATGTTACCTATGACAGAGATCGCGTGCAGGATCCCACATTCGTTGGCAAAATGAATATCAGAGAGCGTTACTACAATGAAGATACCATGGAGTATGAGAATCGTCAAGGTAATGCGTTTAGTATTGAACGATTGATGCCTGTGCCTTATACTCTAGAACTAAAATTGGATATCTGGACCAGTAATACCAAACAAAAACTGCAATTACTGGAACAGTTGATCGTATTATTCAATCCAGCATTAGAAATACAATCCACAGACAACTACATTGACTGGACCAGTTTAACTGCGGTGTATCTAGAAACTCCAAATTGGTCAAGTCGTAGTGTGCCAATCGGTACAGAAAATCCAATTGATGTTGCTACCTTAACATTTAAATTGCCCGTGTGGATTAGTCCACCAGCCAAGGTTAAAAAACTTGGTGTTATACAAAAAATTGTTGCTAGCATACACGACAGTGATGGAAATTTAAATGATGCTGTATTAAATGAAGATAACCTATTAGGTAATCGTCAGTACTTTACTCCAATGATGTATGGTGTACTATTAATTGGTAATCAGCTGACTTTATTAAAAATTAGCGAGCTTGAAACACCTCGTGAACCCATGTTGAATACTACTGCAACAGCTGGTAATTTTATTGTTGGCAGAAGCTATATTATACAAACTATTGGCAATACAAATTTTACTGCCATTGGTGCTGCTTCAAATACAGTTGGTGTAGTATTTACAGCAACTGGCATCGGTGCTGGTACAGGTACTGCTGGATTGGTACCAACAAAAGTGGGCACTAAAGACATTTGGCGCAGTTTAATCAGTATCTACGGCGAATTACAAAATGGTATTAGTCAAGTTAGATTATTGCAAGAAGATGGTATCAGTGAAGTTTTTGGCACTGTCAGCTATCATCCTACAGATGATACATTATTAATTTTCAATGTAGACATAGACACTAAACCCACTAATACCCTCACACCAATAGATGCTATCGTTGATCCAAATAAATCATCTGCTATCAGTTTAGCACAGTCAGCAGTAAACGGTACTAGATATCTTATCTTAAATGATATTGGTAGTTACAATAATACTCCAGGCAACGGAGCACCAGTATGGACCGGGTCTGATGGTGCCCAATTAGTGGCCTATGCCAACGATATTATTCAATACAATGGCACACGCTGGGTTGTTTCATTTGACAGTCAGACTATTAATACGTTACAATATGTAAGTAATCTTAATACTGGGACTCAATATAAGTGGAATCAAACTCAATGGGTAAAAAGCTACGAGGGCGAATACAAGGAAGGCCTTTGGACTCTGGTTATATAGAAGGTGTAGGCACTTTTATCTACGCAACATCTACAGGTCGTTATTTGTTTTTATTACGCGATACCAGCAAATATAGTGGAACTTGGGGATTAGCGGGAGGAAAGATTGATGCTAATGAACAGATATTGGAGTCGCTAACACGCGAACTCGGTGAAGAGCTAGGATATGAATTTCATAACGTTAAGGTTATTCCCATAGAAAAATTTACCAGCGATAACGGACACTTTAGTTATCACACTTTTTTAATTCCTATAGAAGACGAATTTGTTCCTGTGCTAAATTACGAGCATCGTGGATATTGCTGGGTAGCATTAGAAGATCACCCTAAACCTTTACATCCAGGGGTTTGGCGTACGATTAATTTTACTGCGGTGGTTGAGAAAATCAAGACCTTAGAAAAAGTCTTGTTATAGATCACATTCTAATACAAAATCTCTAAAACTAATTTGTCGATAATTGCCGCACCATTTAAGATCTTCGGGGATTAAATTTCTACCAAACGGGGTCACCCATACGAAATCTACATCACTGTATACATTAAATAACTGTTTACGATTTTGTACCCATTTATTATGGTCTATTTCAAAGTTCCATTTAGCATCATATCCGTTGGTGTCAGCATAAACATTATGGTTGTGCTCGTCTAGGGCGTGTCCATCAAATCCTATTAGATAAATTTTAGTATGTCCATCAAATGCTGCAATATATGCTGCCGCAGTTCCTGCATCAGCATAAGGATCATATGGAATTAAATAAAATTTACTAGGATGTTCTAATAGATGTAAATTGTTAGTATAAACTATATTGTTGTTAACAAAATTACTTGCGGCAATTTCAGAAATAATTCCGTTATCGCCAGACGCTACCAAAAAATCAGGAGTAAAATCTCTATAGAGGGCATTGCATCCATAAGTTTGAACTGTTTTACTTCCTAATAACCCTTGAGGTTTTTTGAGAAGATTTAAATCAAATGTTAATCGATTGGGGCCATTGCCTATAACAGCCGCACGTCCACTGATCTGATTGTTTGTGATCGCATTAGGAACTGTTTCTGTTACGCTATGCCAGGTTTGATTTTCTTGTTTACGTTCAACAATGATGTCTTCACCGGTATAATCCTTGCGATAACTTTTAGTTATTTTTAACATTGATCACCTATTATACTATGAATGTACCAAATGCTTTAACATTGGCCTGTACCACTGATGCAGCTATAGAACCTGTGTAATAAACCTGAACATTACCTGCCAGCACATTAGCAGTTAACCCTCCCATCGTATAGCCGTTATTAATAACGCCATAGGTAGTGATGTAAGCATTACCTGCACCATCAGTGACAACCTGCGCTGTGTATGATTCTACATTGCCAGTAGCACCTGTACCTCTCTTAGCCGAAACTTGGAAAGTAGCACTGGTAAATGTTGTTTGGCTACGAGTAGCAATCACATACGGTGTATTGTTAGCTGCGATATTAACCGCTGTCTGTGTATAGACTATGTCTGTACCATTGAGCAAGTTAAGATCACCGGCTGTGTCAACTTCGATACGTTGTGTAGTTACTACTGCCCCTGACCAAATCTGTGCACCGGTATCTGCAGCGATAAATTGATTTAAACCATTACCACTGGCCAGCGACGTTAGTTCTGTAGTTGTAGTAAATATACGAGCATCAATTACATCGTCTGGAGCTGGTGCTTCTGTAAATTCAAGTTGATTATTAGTAACTGAGTAAGCCAGGGTTGGGAATTGTATTACACCATTGATACTTACTAAAGTACCTGCTGTGGTCGAATTTGCTTGTAATGTAAATGTAGTATTTGTTCCGTCAACATTACCAAATCCGCCCCCTACATTACCTGAGAATTGACGATCACTGATAACAGTAAATGAAGTACCAGCAGTCTGCCATTCAGCACCATCATAAAATTCTAAATTATTAACTGTGTTGCTGAAACGTATCATACCTACTACGTCGACATTACCAGCAGATCCTGGGCGTTGTGCTGAACTACCTACTGGTAGGACGATAGCACCAGGGCTGTCAAATTTAGCTATTACGCCATTTTGTACTGTAGTGTTACCCGTTGAACTGAATACTATAGCACTCTTAGCAGTGTCTGCATAGATCAACCCATTATTGCCAGTTGCACCATAAACTTGAAATGCTTCTGCGGCTCTCGTGCTGTTGATAACTGCGCCTTCACCTACCCATAATGTTTTACCAACTGCTGTACCGCCAGCGACTATTAAAGCACCAGTTGATAGGCTTGATGTGTCTGTTGCGGCATTGGCCCAGATTGTGCCGGTTGCTGCTAATGTATCTGCGTTGATCCTACTTGCTGATATATTACCAAGTGTGTTAATAAACCCAGTTGAGTTTAGTTCACCTGTATTAATTACAGCAGCACTGATATTACCAAGTGTATTAATTAAGCCAGTAGCATTTAATGTAGCTGTGCTTACTTGGCTAGCTGATAAGTTACCAAGTGTATTAATTAAGCCAGTAGCATTTAATGTAGCTGTGCTTACTTGGCTAGCTGATAAGTTACCTGTG